ACGTGCCGGTGATCGAGGTGCGGATATGACCGCCCTTGCCGCACATCTTGCGGGCGGGGCGACGCAAACCTGCCACTGCTGGGCCGTGGCGCGCCTTGACGGTGTGACGTTGGGGTTCACCGACCATGATCTGCCGCTAGAGTTTGAAGGTATCCGCTTTGCGCCGGAATCGGGCCTCTCGGCGCGGGCCTTGTCCAGCACCACGGGGCTGTCGGTGAACAACACCGACGCGCTGGGCGCTTTGTCGTCCGATGCGATCACGGAAGGCGACATCACCGCGGGCCGCTATGACGGGGCCGAGGTGCGCATCTGGCTGGTGCGCTGGGACGCAGTGGCAGAGCGCGCACTGAAATTTGCGGGCACTTTGGGCGAGATCACCCGCGCCAAGGGCGGGTTTCAAGCCGAACTCCGCGGGTTGACCGAGATGCTGAACCAGCCGCAGGGGCGGTCTTATCTGACGCAATGTTCCGCCGTTCTGGGGGATGCACGCTGCCGGTTCGCGCTGGACGATCCGGCCTATCGGTTCAGCGCACAGCCCGTGGCGGTGCAGGATAACCGCGTGTTCCGCTTTGCGGGGCAGGAGATGTTCAACGATGGCTGGTTCGAGGCAGGGCAGCTTTTGGTCACGACCGGCCCCGCCGCTGGCCTGTCGGCGGTCATCAAGTCCGACCGGCTGGTGGAACGGGTGCGCGAAATCACGCTTTGGGACCCGATCCGCGCGGGCGTCGGTTTAGCGGACATCCTGACGTTGACCGCAGGTTGCGACAAGGCGGCGACGACCTGCCGTATCAAATTCGCCAATCTGCTGAACTTTCAGGGCTTCCCCGATATTCCGGGCGATGACTGGCTGGTCGCCGTGCCGCGCAGCGACAGCAACCTGACCGGCCAGAGCAGGCGCAATCCATGACGCCGCCGGTCGTGCTTGCCGCGCGGGACTGGATCGGCACGCCCTACATGCACCAAGCGGCAACCAAGGGCGTCGGCTGCGATTGTCTGGGCCTGTTGCGCGGGCTTTGGCGCGAAATCCACGGGGCAGAGCCGGAACAGGTGCCGGCCTACACCGCCGACTGGTCCGAACCGCAAGGCGAGGAACGGCTGTGGCAGGCTGCCTTGCGCCATATGCCGCCTGCGACGGGCCCGCTCGCGGCGGGCGACGTGCTGCTGTTCCGGATGCGCGCGGGCGGGGTGGCCAAACACCTCGGGCTGGTCTCGGCCACGGGCGATGCCCCCGCCTTTATCCACGCGTATAGCGGGCACGGCGTCGTCGAAAGCCCGCTGAGCGACCCCTGGGCGCGCCGGATCGCGGCGCGTTTCTTCTTTGCACAAAGGATCACCTGATATGGCAACGATTGTTCTTTCCGCTGCAGGCATGGCGCTGGGCGGGTCCATCGGCGGCTCGGTCCTCGGCCTGTCGATGGCGGTCGCGGGCCGTGCGGCGGGTGCCATGATCGGCGCACGGATCGACCAGCGCCTGCTGGGGTCGGGCAGCGATGCGGTGGAAACTGGACGCGTCGACCGCTTTCGCCTGACAGGGGCGGCGGAAGGGGCCGACATCGGGCAGCTCTATGGCCGCATGCGCGTGGGGGGCCAAGTGATCTGGGCCAGCCACTTCACGCAATCCAGCACGACAACCGGCGGCAGCAAAGGCGCGCCGTCTGCGCCCAAAACGACAGCCTACAGCTACCGCGTCAGCTTTGCCGTGGCCTTGTGCGAAGGGCCGATCAGCCGCGTGGGCCGGATCTGGGCGGATGGCGTGGAGATCGCGCCCGACGATCTGAACCTGCGCGTCTATACCGGCAGCGCCGACCAGTTCCCCGACCCCAAGATGGAAGCCGTCGAAGGCGCGGGCAATGTCCCTGCCTATCGCGGCACCGCCTATGTGGTGATCGAGGATCTGGATCTGGGCACCTTCGGCAACCGCGTCCCGCAATTGACCTTCGAGGTGATCCGCGCAGGGCTGGAGGTTGGCTTTGCCGCCGCCGTGCAGGGTGTCGCGTTGATACCCGGCACAGGCGAATACGGGCTGGCGACGCGGCCCGTCTATCTGTCTCCGCGTTATGGCGAACAGGTGGCGGTGAATGTGAACGCGCCGTCAGGGCAGACCGATTACACCCATGCGATGGACGCATTGGAGGGCGATCTGCCCGCCTGCAAGTCACTGGTGCTGGTCGTGTCGTGGTTCGGGAATGACCTGCGCTGCGGGGATTGCGCCGTGCTGCCGAAGGTCGAACAGAACGACGCGGATGCCGCAGCGATGCCGTGGCGCGTTTCCGGCCTGACGCGCAGTACGGCATCGCGTGTCGCCTATGACGCCGGTTCGCCCATCTATGGTGGCACACCCGCCGATGCGGCGGTGGTGGAAGCGATCACGGACCAGCGCGCGCGCGGGCTCGGGACGGTGTTCTATCCGTTCATCCTGATGGAGCAGATTGCGGGCAATACCTTGCCTGATCCCTGGACAGGCGAAACAGGCCAGCCCGCCTTGCCCTGGCGCGGGCGGATCACGGCGGCGGGCAACGGCACCGCGACGGCAGAGGCCGAGGTCGCGGCGTTCATGGGTGCCGCCCAGCCCGCGCATTTCAGCTTGCAGGGGACGCGGGTGGATTACACCGGCCCCGCAAGTGGCGGCTATCGGCGGTTCATCCTGCATTACGCGCATCTTTGTGCGGCGGCGGGCGGCGTGGATGCCTTTTGCATCGGGTCGGAAATGCGCGGGCTGACGCAGATACGCGGGGCGGATGACGGTTTTCCGGCGGTCGCGGCGTTGCGTCAGCTTGCGGCGGAGGTGCGTGCGATCCTCGGGCCGGAGTGCAAGATCAGCTATGCCGCCGACTGGTCGGAATATCACGGGTATCAGCCAGCAGGGACGGCGGACAAGATATTCCACCTCGACCCCCTCTGGGCGGACCCGAACGTCGATTTCATCGGGATCGACAACTACATGCCCCTGGCCGATTGGCGCGACGGCGATACCCATGCCGATGCGGATTTCGGCACGATCCACGATCTGGGCTACCTGCGCGCCAATATCGCGGGTGGTGAGGGCTACGACTGGTACTATCCCACACCAGAGGCGCGTGATGCCCAACGCCGTGAACCCATCACTGATGCGTTGGGAGAGCCGTGGATCTGGCGCACCAAGGATATCGCGAACTGGTGGGGCCAGCCGCATCACGACCGCGTCGGGGGCGTGCGAAATTCTGTGCCCACCGCTTGGGTGCCGCGCTCCAAACCCGTGTGGTTCACAGAATACGGCTGTGCCGCCATCGACAAGGGGGCCAACCAGCCCAACAAGTTTCTGGACGTCAAATCATCCGAATCCGGCCTGCCGCATTATTCCAACGGCCAGCGCGATGACCTGATGCAGATGCAGTACCTGCGCGCGATGACGCAGCATTATGCCGACCCTGCCAACAACCCCGTGTCGTCCGTCTATAGCGGGCCGATGGTGGACACCGCACGGATGCATGTCTGGGCGTGGGACGCACGGCCTTATCCATTCTTTCCGGCCAATCGCAGCCTCTGGGCGGATGCGGGCAATTACGCGCGTGGGCATTGGCTGAACGGACGGGCGACGAACCTGCCGCTGGCCTCTGTCGTGGCCGAGATCTGCGAACGGGCGGGGATAAGCGCCTTTGATGTGTCGCGGCTTTTCGGGATCGTGCGGGGGTATCTGCTTGACCGTCTCGGCAGCGGGCGGGCGGCGTTGCAGCCCCTGATGCTCGCCTATGGGTTCGACGCGGTGGAAGAGGGCGGCAAGCTCGTGTTCCGCAACCGCACGGCGCGGATCAGCGGGCAGGTGGGCGTGGACGATGTGGCCATCGATCCCGAACAGGATCAGGCGTGGTCGCTGACCCGCGCGCCCGCGTCCGAGACGGCACAGCGCGTGCAGGTCCTGCATCTGGACGCCGATGGCGACTACGAACCCGCCGCCGCCGATGCCACGCATGCCGACACCACCAGCGTCGCAGTGGCGCGCCACGAATTGCCGCTGGCGCTGACCCGCGCCGAAGGCCGCGCCATCGCTGTCCGCTGGCTGCAAGAGGCGCGGGTGGGGCGCGACAGCATCCGCTTCGCGCTGCCGCCGTCGCGCATGGCGGGTGCGGGGGATGTCGTGGCGGTCGATCTGCCGGGGCATGCGGGCCACTATCGGATCGACCGGATCGAGGACGCGGGTTTGCAACTGGTCGAGGCGACACGGATCAGCGCCAGCACCTACCAGCCCGCCCAGTCCGAGGATCAGGCGGCCGTGCTCAAACCTTTTGCAGCGCCCGTACCGGTCGAACTGCTGTTCCTTGACCTGCCGCTGTTGCGCGGCGATGAAATCCCCCACGCGCCGCATCTGGCGGTCGCAGGTGCGCCATGGCCGGGGTCGGTCGCAATCTATGGCGCCGCACAGGACAGCGATTATGCGCTACAGGACATCATCCGCGACCCTGCGGGCATGGGCGAGACGCTGACAGCTTTGCCGCGCGGGCGTGCAGGGCTGTGGGACCGGCAGGCGGGGTTTGATGTGCGGCTTATGCAGGGCGCGCTGGGCAGTGCGACGGCACAGGCGGTGCTGTCCGGGGCGAACCTTCTGGCCATCGGGGACGGGTCGCCTGACATCTGGGAAGTGCTGCAATTCCGCGAGGCCATGCCGTTGGGCGATGGTGCTTTCCGCCTGCACGGCTTGCTGCGCGGTCAGGCGGGCAGTCGGGGGGTCATGCCCGATGTTTGGCCTGCGGGATCACGCGTCGTCGTACTCGACGCCCGTGTGGATCAGCTCGTGCTGCCATCCTCGGCACGCGGGCAGGACCGGCATTTCCGCTATGGTCCGGCCAAGCGGCCTTTGGGCGATCCCAGCTTCCGCTACACGGTCGCGGCGTTTCAGGGCAACGGGCTGCGCCCCTATCCGGTGGCGCATCTGCGCACGCGGCAGGCGATGGACGGGCTGCATCTGTCATGGATCAGGTGCAGCCGGATCGATGGCGATCTCTGGGCCGATGGCGAGGTGCCCTTGGGCGAAACGACCGAGGTCTACCAGGTCCGCATCATCCGCGACGGGATCATCCGGCGCAGCGTGACAGTGACGACGCCCGTCTGGCACTATCCCGCGAGCCTGATCGCCGCCGACCACGGCAGCGCGGCCTACCGCGTCGAGGTGGCTCAGGTGTCTGACCGCTACGGCCCCGGCCCCTTTGCCGCGCGGATCGTGGGGTGAGGGGGCTGCAACTGGCTGATCTCGAACTCGCGACGCGGGCGCTGCTGGCGTTGCCCGCGCCCGAGCGCGGCGCGGCGCTGGACCGGATGCTGGCGGCGGCACGGCTGGGGGCCGCCCATCATGCGATCAGCGGCACGGCGC